AAAACGGATTAAAAGCTACACCTGCACCATCTAATGATGTTGCTCTAAGAATAGAAGCTGTTGATTCAGCATTAACAAGATTACTAGATGGACAGCCAGGATTTGTTTTAGATCCTAAATGTGTAAATCTTAAAAAAGGATTTAATGGTGGTTATCATTATCGAAGACTTCAAGTATCTGGTGATCGATATGATGAGAAGCCATTAAAGAATAGATATTCACACGTTCATGATGCTTTACAATATTTGATGATGGGAGCTGGAGAGGGTAGAACAATTCTATCTGGTAAAACACAACACAGACCAACAATAGCTAAAAAGGAATGGGATGTCTTTGCTAAGACAAGACCAACAAAAAGAAAAGTATGGGATCTGTTCAGAAAGAATGGTTAGTATATTTTTATGAATCTCCCAATCATCCTTACTCAGATTGGTTAAGATTTCTTAAAAAAGGTTTTAAACATTGTGGAGCTATATCTTATTTTTCAAATATAGATTGCTGGGTACATTTAGAATTTACCCATGCAGGAATAAGATTATCTCATTTATCTAAAAAAGAATTAGAAGATATGTTTTTCTATTTGAAAGACTATAAGCTGCTAAGATGTCCAGTTAAAAATGATTGGCATCTCTTAAGAATAAAAGATTTAACCTGCGTTGCTTTTATAATGAGATTAATTGGATTTTATAAATGGTATATCTTTACTCCCTATCAGCTTTATTGTGCGTTGATAAAAGCTGGATATAAGTCATTTTGGGACAAAACTAAGGATCCAAATGACAAAACCTAAAAAGCCATTACAGGAAGTTATTGACGAAATGAATGAGCTTGAATCTGATAATGATTTATTAGAAGAAATGGAAAGCCATATGGGTTCTTTAACAAGTCAAGACTTTGATAAATTAAATATTGAGGAGCAAGAATAATGGGCGGAGTATTTTCAAAACCAAAAGCACCACCACCACCAAAACCAGATCCAGCTATTGAAGAAGCTAGACAAGCTGAAGAAGCTAGAAAAGCTGCTCTAGAAAAAGAACAAGCAACATACAAAGATAAAGTTGCTAGAGGAATTATTGGTTCTAGATCTTTATTTGGTAGAGCAGGTGGTAGAGGTTTCTTTGGTTAATGAGAAAAGAACACAAGAATCCTAAAGGTGGATTAACTGCAAAAGGCAGAGCATACTTTAAAAGAAAAGAAGGTGCTAACTTAAAGCCTCCAGTTAAAAAGACACCACCTAAAGGTACAAAGAAATTTAAAAGAAAAGTTTCTTTTGCTGCAAGATTTGCAGGAATGAAAGGGCCGATGAAAGATAGTAAAGGCAGACCTACAAGAAAAGCTTTAGCTCTTAGAGCTTGGGGTTTTAGAAGTGTAGAATCTGCTAGAAACTTTGCAAATAGAAATAAGCAAAAAGCTTAATGGCTACTGCAAAGAAAACTAAACCTGCTTTGTGGGCTAGAGCGAAAGCTCAAGCTAAAGCAAAAATGGGAGGAAAGCACAGTGCAAGAGCTATGCAATTGGCTGTCAAGATATATAAGAAAGCAGGTGGAGGGTATAGCGGAACTAAGTCAAGCTCCAATAAACTCTCGAAGTGGAGCAAACAAAAATGGAGAACAAGTAGTGGAAAAAAATCTGAAGGCAAACGAAGATACTTACCTGATAAAGCTTGGAAAGCTCTTACGGCTAAAGAAAAATCAGCAACTAACAAAGCTAAAGCAAGTGGATATAAAAAAGGTAAACAGTTTGTTAAACAACCAAAAAAAATTGCAGCCAAAACAAAGAGATTTAGATGAAGAAATTTATAGATAAAATAGTTTTTAAATTAAAAGTTTTTATTATAGAAACAAAAAACAAATGGAATAAAAAATAATGGAATACACAATAGATGATACTCCAACAGTAGATACTACAGATAAAGCAGCTGCTATCTTACAAAAGTATAAAGAAGCTGTATCTGTTAAAGATCATTGGAGAGAAAAGTTTGAAGAAGCATATGAGTATTGCTTACCTAATAGAGAATCTTTTTATGATGAATCTCCAGGACAAAAAAGAACTGATAAAATTTTTGATGAAACTGCTGTAGTAGGTGTACAAGAATTTGCATCTAGATTACAATCTGGTATCGTTCCTACATTTGCAAGATGGGCAGATTTCCAAGCTGGTGTTGAAATACCAGAAGAACAAAAATCACAAGTTAATTTACAGTTAGATAAAATTACAGAATATGTTTTTGAAGTATTACAAAACTCTAACTTCAATCAAGAAGTACATGAAGCATTTATGGATCTTGCAGTTGGTACTGGATGTATGCTTGTTGAAGAAGGTGATGCTGTAAACCCAATTAAATTCACTGCTGTACCATTACCTAAACTATGTTTATTAAATGGGCCAGATGGTAAGATAGATACAGTTTACAGAACTAGAAAAGTTAAACCAGAACACATTAAAGTTTTATATCCTAAAGCTGTAATGCCAGAATATTTTGATCCATTAAAACAAAAAAAAGAACATACAATCATTGAAGCTGTTTATAGAATCTATGAAGACAATGTTGAAAAATATAAATACTGTGTAGTATTAGAAAATCCTAAAGCTGTTTTATTTGAAGAAATATATACAGGAGAAGGATCTAATCCATATTTAGTATTTAGATGGAACAAAGCATCTGGTGAAGTTTATGGTAGAGGCCCAATCTTTAATGCAATGGGTGCGATTAAAACTTGTAATCTTACAATTGAATTAATATTACAAAATGCACAGATGGCAGTATCTGGAGTTTATACTTATGAAGATGATGGTGTAATTAATCCAGACAATATTGCTTTAGTACCTGGATCATTAATACCAGTAGCTCCAGGATCTAGAGGTTTAAATTCAATTCAATCAGCATCTAACTTTGATGTAGCTCAATTAGTATTAAATGATATGAGGCAGAATATTAAAAAAGCTTTATACATGGAAACTCTTGGAAGACCAGAAGGAACTCCAATGACAGCAACAGAAGTTTCTGAAAGAATGGCAGATCTATCTAGACAAATAGGATCTTCATTTGGAAGACTTCAATCTGAATTTATTCATCCATTATTAAAAAGAATAATTAGAATATTATCTAAACAAGGTAGAATAGAATTACCAAAAGTTAATGGTAGAGAAGTTAAGATAGCTGCAAGATCTCCATTAGCTAAAGCACAGCATATGCAAGACATATCTGATGTAAATAGATTTAATGAAATTATTGCAGGTACTTTCGGCCCACAAATGATTAATGTTATTGTTAATCAAAATGAAACTGCTAAGTATCTAGCTAGTAAAATGAATTTGCCTGAAAAACTTATTCGTGATGAAGAAGAACAACAGCAAATAGTACAACGGATTAGTCAATTACAAACTGCGCCAGGAGAAGGAGAAATACCACAATAATGAGCTGGGATGGACTTAAAACTAAAAAGCCAATCCCTGCAAAATCTATAGACGGTTACGTAAGATCTGAACAAGAAGAACGTAATCTCAATAAATCTTTTGCAGGTTTGTTCAAGGGTGATGATGGAAAGCTAGTCCTTGATTATATTAAATCAATAACAACTGAAGCTGTTGCTGGGCCAAACATTGACAGCAATCAATTATTTCATTTAGAAGGAATGAGATTCTTGGCAGGTATAATACAAACAAGAATAAAAAAAGGAGAACAAGATGGCAGATGATAATGCACAGGCACCAATCGCCACAGATACTCAAACAGAATCTGGTGAAACGAGTGCTAATACAAGTAAGCCAGAATTTATACAAGATAAGTTTTGGGATGCTGAAAGAAACGAAGTTAATCTAGAAAACTTAGCAAGTAGTTATAATTCTTTAGAAAAGAAATTAGGTTCTAGAACTGAAGATCTTTCAAAACAAATAAGAGAAGATTTAGAAATGGAAAAACTTAAATCTGCTCCAGAAGAATATAAAGTTAATTTACCAGAGTTACCAGAAAATGTAGATGTTACAGTTTCTGATGATATGGAAATTGTACAATGGTGGAAAGATACAGCAAAAAAAAATGGACTTTCTCAAGAACAATTTGATCAAGGTGTAGAAATGTTTGTTAATAATGCTATGGCAACTTTACCAGATATAAATGCAGAAATGCAAAAGCTAGGTGATAATGCTAAAGAAAGAGTAGAAGCAGCTGAGCTTTGGTCAAAGAAAAATCTTTCACCAGAATCTTATCAAACTTTTTCAAGTGTAGCCTCAACAGCAGAAGGTGTAAAAGTCATAGAAGAAATTATGAAGATGACTAAAGATAGTCCTATGCCATCAACACCTACACAAGTATCTGTTGCTCCTAATCTACAAGATCTAAAATCTATGATTAATGATCCTAGATATTATGATTCTAATAGAAGGGATCCAGCTTACGTTAAAAGAGTAGAGGAACTTTTTGAAAAAGCGTATCAAAATAAACAAGGATAAGTTTCCATTTAAGAAACTTAAAAAAGATCTGCATTGGCTAGATGCAGTTAGCGATACTGGTTGGTTATCTAAAGATCAAATGGATAAACAATCACCAGCTAAAGCTGTATGTAGCCAAATGTGGATTTACAAAGAAGACGATAAATCTATTACATTATTTGCAAACTATTCATATGATGATGACGGTCATATAGAGTTTGGAGAAGTTATTACTATTCCTAAAGTATGGATGTAATTGTGCGTTGTTTATATATATAAACAAATCTATTTTCACAACAAGACCTTAAAAATGTTCAATGATTGCCCTTAACTGGATAACAATCCTCTGCATTTGTAAGACAATCGGTAAATAAACGTAACTTAACAAATAGGAGCTAATAATGGCAACATCAATAACAAATGCCTTTATAACTCAGTTTGAAGCTGAAGTTCATATGGCTTACCAAAGAATGGGTTCTAAATTAAAGAACATGGTAAGAACTGTGAATGGCGTTAATGGAAATACTGTTAAGTTTCAGAAAGTTGCAAAAGGTTCTGCAAACACTAAAGCAAGACACGCTGAAGTAGTTGCAATGGATCTTTCTCACAGCAATGTGGATGCGACTTTAACTGATTACTATGCAGCAGATTACGTTGACAAGCTAGACGAGTTAAAGGTAAACATAGACGAAAGACAAGTAGTAGCACAATCAGCTGCTTACGCTTTAGGTAGAAAAACTGATAGCGTATTGACAGGTATCATGGATGGTGCAACTCAACTTGCAAACAACTCATCAGGTACTGGTACTGGTATGAACTTAGGAAAAGCTCAAGCTATGATGGAACTTTTCAATACTAATGACGTTCCAGATGACCAACAAAGATATTGGGTTGTTGGACCAAAACAATGGTCAGATCTAATCAACCTTGATCAATTCTCTAGAGTTGAATATGTAGGCGAAGGTGAGCTTCCATATTCTGGAGGAATGACAGCTAAGAGATGGTTAGGATTCTTATGGTTTGTACACAGTGGACTAGAAACTTCTGGTTCTACTGATAGACATACTGTAGCTTTCCACAAATCATCAATTGGTTTAGGAATTGGTTCTGATGTTAAAACTGAAGTGAACTACATACCAGAAAAAGTTTCACACTTAATTACATCTATGCTTTCAATAGGTGGAACAGTGATTGATTCTGATGGTATCAGAGTTCAAAAATGTGCTGAATAATAGGAGGATAAATGGCTTACGAAACTTCAAATCCAATCAAAAAGATTGCTGAAGCTGGTGGTAACTCTGTATTCTTCTATACAGACGGAGATGCTATTGCAACTATAGCTGCTTCTGGTTACTTCAACTCAGCAACTAACGAACTAAAAGAAAATGATATTATTCTTTGCGTAGGTTCAAATGGTGGTACTCAAACAGTTGACATTCTTGTAGTGTCTTCTGCAACAGGTGCTGCTACAGTAACTGTCGTAAACGGTTCATAATATCGTTAATGATTTATTGGGGGCGATTAACTTCGCCCTCAATTTAATATTTTTAAAAGGAATTAAATGGCAACATCAAAAGTAGATATATGTGCAAGAGCTTTAGTAATGATAGGAGCGCAGCCAATATCTTCTTTTTCAGATGGTAGTACAGAAGCATTAGTTGCCTCAAATGTTTATGAAGACATAATTCAAGCTTCATTGACAAGACATAGATGGAAGTTTGCTACCAATCAAAAACAATTATCTTTATTAGCTACAGCACCAACAGGTAGATACGACTACGCATATCAATTACCATCTGATCCAGGCGTATTACAAATTAATACAATTACAGTAAATGATTATGTAATACCTTACACAAGATATAAAGATATGATTTATGTTAATAACTATGGTGCAAATCAAGCTTTGATCTTAGATTATATTTATAGAGTTGAAGAAGATTATTTTCCTGCTCATTTTAGATTAGCATTAGAATATGAACTAGCATCTATTTTTGCAGGTTCAGTTGCAAGAGAT